AGTTACAGGTTTTAGACCAGGATCGTAAATAACTCTGTTGCCAGCTTTCTGATGAATCTCAGCATACTGAGCTGGGCTAATTCCGTATCGATCTAAAAAAGAATCGAAAATAGGGTCCATACCTCGATCATCTACAATTGGATTTCCTTTTGCATGTTTCTCATACAAGGGTAATATATTTTGTTTAGATGCTGCTTCATCTCCAGCTGCAAACATTCTTCGTTGTAATACATTCACTTTAAGGTCCTACTCCAAACTGATTATAGTAATTAGAATCTGTTCCTGGAGGCGCATATCCTTGACCTACACCTGGAGCTCCGTAACTGGCTTGAGGTCCTGCTGGTGGTGGTGGAGTTTGATATGTCGCAGCGGGAGTTGTATTTCCTGCTTGCTGCCCTTGAAGCGCAGCTAATTGTTGCTCGTAATATCTTCTGGCAGCGTCTGTAGTATTATTTTGTTGCTGCTGTTGCGGTCTAAAAGTATTGTAAACCCCCAAACCAGCTGCAAGCGCTGCATTTCTTGGATCAACAGGTAAGCCATATGTTTTATCAACTTGGGTTTGTCCTGATTGATATGCAGGTGCAAATCCTTGTATGTAAGATGCAGCTTGAGTTGGAGCCATTCTTGTAGCATATTGCTGAGCGTATTGATTGTCTAATCTTTCTTGCTCAATTCCTCTACTAACACCTCCAAGGCCTTCTAACATACCAATATCTGCGCCTCTTAGTCGTTGTTGCGTTGCGCCTAGATCTCCTAGTTGAGAGCCATATCCTGCTAAGTTAGCTCCTATTCCAGCAATCCCAGTACCTACGCCAGAGATGTCTCCAGCTAGCTGTCTAGCCGCTGCTGATCTGCCTTGACCTAAACCAAGTAAGTCTTGAGCGTATTGTCTTTGAGCGTCAGATCCTTGAGCCCCAAACCCAGCCTCTAACTGAGAACCTCTTTGAGCTGCCGATCTTCTATTTTGAAGTTCTGTTAAAGCTCTGTCTTGAGCGGTATTAAATCCGCCAGATCTAATTTTGCCTAATACGTCGCCTAGACCTCGACCTAAAGATTCTTGTCTCTCTTGCGCTGTTAGCCTAGCTCTTGAACCAAAAGCTGATTCGCCACCTCGAGAAATATCGGATGCCCTTTGTTTGATGTCCTGCATTTCTCCAGCTTTTAAAACGTCTTGAATTGTTTGGTCAACCACTTGTTGTTCAAATGGATTGTAGAACTGGCCTGCCATTCTTGGATCGTAACCACGTAAAGATTGACCAAGAAGCTGTCTAGCTGATGGCCCGCCAAAACCTAAACTACCAAAAAGATTGGTTAAACCTGAGCCTAATTGTCCTTCGGCTTGTCCAAAGTAAGGTTGCTGCATGCCGTAAGCAGATCTATAGCCACCTAAAGATTCACCTAATAAGCCTCTTTGCGTACCTAAGTCAGATATGCCTTGTTGGATTAAACTTTGCTGCCTATCTAAAAATGGTTGATAAGAGCCAATACCTTGTTGAGCTAACTGTCTTGCTTGTTGTTCTTGCGCTGATAATCCCGCTGTTTCTTGTAAGATAGCAGGTTGATCTAGATAAGCTTTTTGAGCAGCTCTTGTCGCTTGATTAATTAAACCTGGGGTATCAGTTGAGCCAAAATATAATTCTCTTACCGCAGGATCAGAAATAACCTCTCTTCTGTCTAAAGCCTGTAAAACAGGATTCATTGGTTCAGCCATTATATTGCCTCAAAAATATTCATTAACTCACGCATGTTTTTTACACCTTCTTCGCGTGAAGCGCTACCACCTTTAATAAGCTCGATACCAGATTTGGTTTTGTTGACGTCAAATGCTCCAGCTCCGCGTGTAGCTTTTGCGGTCATAACAAACTCGCCATCACTTAACATCGCTGGTATATCATCTGAAGTACCAGTACCTGGTCCTTCTGATTCTCCGCCGTCTCGCATATCAAGCTCGCCAATCATTGTTGCTAAACCACCTTGATTAAAATATTGTCTAGCCTCACCGCCGTTAGCAAACTCTAAAGCTACAGGTGCAGGAGCCAAATCAAAGTCTGCTCTACTACCGCCTGTTCCTAAGTTTTGAGCCATTTGGTATCTGCCCAGTTGATCCATTGTTACTTTAGGAGTTTCTGCTATACCACCCATTCTTTCTTTAGATGAGTCGTAAGCAAGCTTACCAGCCAAACCTGCTAGGCCCATAAGCCCTAGGTTGCCGCCAAACATACCGCCACCACCAGCTTGCATTGATCCTCTTTGACTTGGAGCGCTACCATAAAAATCTTGCAATCCGCTTTCGCCACCTAAACCAACAGCATCTCCAATAGATTTTATAAATTGAGGAGTTTCACGTCCAAAAAAGCTTCCTACTCCTCTGTTGCTTAAATTAGCTTGAGGTGTATTAATTATATTTCCAGATCGATCCATTACTCCCATATCAACCAATTGTTGATAATCGTAAGTGTTTCCAGCAGCATCTACATACATGCCGTCTGCACCTATTTCTAATCCCTCTGGAACTTGAGGTCCGCCAACTCCCATTATTCCAGCCAAAGGACCGCCACCAAATAATCCAGCTTTTGTTGTAAGAGCATCAGCAATTCCTCCAAAACCACCAGCTGTACCGCCTGCTATAGATGAAATACCTGGTATGCCTAAATTTGCTATACCGCCAGCAACTGTGCTTCCTATTGAGCCTAAAGCTCCACCAATACCAGGTATTTTAGTAGCCAAGCTACCAATACCCCCTAATACTCCACCTAAAGCTGTTCCAACCCCAGGTACAAGCATCGCTACGGGAGCAACTTTTTTAACTACCTTTTTTACAGATTTAAAGGTTTTTTTTAACCAACCAAACTCAGGCTGTCCTGTAATTGGGTTGATACTCATATGCGGCCCTACAATATACTCATCTGGATCTAATCCAGCCGCCATCATTTCTCTGCTTAATCTTGCTTGCGTATCAGCGCTTATTACTGGAGGAACAACCCTTTCGCCTGGAGCAACGTGTGCTACAAAACGATCCTCATCCCTACCTAAACTTGCTATACCTGTTCCTGAATTATCAATAATCATATTTAAATTTTACTCTCTTCTTCGTCACATGTTAACCAAAAAACCAATAAATAGCGATTGCCACTTTTTACTGGTAAGCCTCGGTGCATATGCGTAAAGCTTGGAAATATTAAAGCATTTCCTGTTGGGAGGGGCTTAACAATCCCTCGGTTTAAAAATTCTGTTCCGCCACCTTCGTATTCACCTGTATTTAAAGGAACAACAATACTTATATCTGCGCTAGCGTCGTGATGCCAAGCACCTTGTTTTTTATCTTTTAAATTATAGTTTGCTATTTGGATGCCTCCGCCTGTTACGTGACGATTCCAAATGCTTAATAAAATAGGATTAACAACTGAAAAAACTATCTCTAATAAAGAATTGTATATATCAGGACAGCGTTCTTGCAATACTATTTCTGGTATTTGTCTTAATTTATCTTCGCTAGGATTGGGTTCAAAGCCGTAAAAAGACTCTAAACTTTTCATTTCATCTACCAATAAATCGCAGAATGTTTTAGAAAATAAAGGAATGGTATAAACATCTTTAAGCGTTTCTTTGATAATTTCTTGTATTGGTACTGGCGCTAAGTCTTGAGTACCCTCTGATTTGTAAAAATTTAATAAACTTGGAAGAGAAACTTTGGCTTTGTCTAGAGTTATTGGTTCAATAAACCAATCGTTAGGATAAGCCAAAAGAAGATTCTTTAGCTGATAGTCTTGTTCTAATTGTTCTGCAAGCATACCTTGTTCCATATGTTATTTTATTATTTACAAGGTTATTGTAATATTTCCGTTTGTTTTTACCGAAATACTACCCAGTAAACCTTGGGCTTCGTATCCTTGAGGATTGGGTTCATCCATTAAATCAATAAACTCAGTCCCGTTAAATACTTGCAACACTTGGGTTGTCGTATTAAAGATTAGCGTGCCAAGATTAAAATTTAACTTATCACGTTGAGCAGTTGATAATTGCAAAGTATTATCAGGGTCTACTGCTCCTAAGTTTATCTCTAAAATTCTTATAAGTCTATTAAAAGTAGAAGAAGTAACGCCCTCTCCTTGCGCTTGCGGGAGCTGAGTTGGAAGTAGCTTGCTCATCTCCTTCCGTCAGTTCTGATATCTATTCTTGTTGCGCCGAGTCTCCAGCCAATTCCTAAATTACCGTTGTTTTCAGCATCATCATCTGATTCAAACCTAAGAACCATTTGTCTTGCTCGGCCTCTAACGTAAGCTTGCTGAGTGTCGGACTGTATAGCGCTGGTAGAGTTGGTTGTTAGAGAATCTCCAGGAAAGTTTCTTGTTTTAACAACAATATTGACTGAGCCATTCTCGTTATCATTTTGGATAAATTTAAAGTCGGGTATGATTCTTCTAATAAAAGTAAACTGTTCGCCATCACCTATATCAAAGTCAGAGCTTTCAATAAATACATTTGTCATCGGCGAGCCATCATCGTCAAAGCCTAGTTCTTGTTGATATAGATAACCGCTGCTTACAGCTCTAGGATAGTTTTCTATACCAGCATCTAACCAAGCCGTTCTGCTAAGTTGACCATACACCCAAGTTTGTTCTGCATAATTATAAATAACATATCTGTCTATTTCGTTACTTGAAGCAGAGCAGTAGAACCAACCTACTTCGTTTTTATCAGCGATTGTAAAAGCGTTAATTTTAAAAGATTGCGTAAGGTTAATATCGTTGAATACGTAATTATGAACGCTGCAAGGCAAAGTTTGTACGCTACCGTTATAAGCGTAAAAGTTGTTGTAGCCCATCCAGTAAACAGCAGAAGTAGCTGTTGTCGCAGCTTTTGGCCCTACCAAGCCAGTACCCTCGTTAATTAAGTTAACCGAGAATGTAAACGGCGGTCCAACAAACTGCATGCTGTATAAAGCAGTATCAGTCCAAACCAATACCTCTTGTCTTGATTTAACAGCTCCAATAATTGAAGATCCAGAAGATAATCTTAAAGATCCAGCAGTATTAGTAATTGTTGGCTCAAAGTCTAAGTTGTTTTCTTGGTCACTAAAAGCAATTAACATAGGATCAACTGCTCCTGTTCTAGCTGAACCTGCATCATTAATTGGATCAGCGCCTAAAACAATTAAATGTCTGTCAATTTCTGAAGTAATAACTTGTAAACCAACCGTAGGCACTAAGTTAGCACCAGATATTCCAGACATGTCAACAGCTCTTGTTGTAACGCCATTGTTTTCAGTCCATTGATAAATGCCGCCACCCCTAACATTCATAATTAAGTTTTCGCCAAAGTTATCATGAGTCCAAAGTCTTAGCTGATTAGTAACTGATAAAGCAGTAACAGAACCAAAAGTTCCTTCGCCCCATCCATTTACTCCCCAACCAGTTCCAGGAACATAAACATCAAGACCTACATTTATTTGATAAGTTCCAACCGTAGCACCGCCTCCATTACCGCTGTCTCCAGCCGCGGCCAATACTGGATCGCCGCTAGTATCTTTAGCTTCAATTGTATATGAGTTAGTATTTACGATTGTTGCTATTTGATATTCTTGATTAAGTACCGTAGCAGTAATATTGCCGCCAAGAGAGACTGCTCCAGAAAAAGTTACAAAGTCATTAGCAACTGCTCCATGAGCTGTATCAGCGACAGTAATTGTCGCATCTCCAGTTCCTACTTTAGCAAATGTAACATCTCCAGCGCTAGTTGTAGATCTTATTGGGGTAATGTCGTTAAAGGAAGATCCTTCCTCTATATAATATTTAAAAGTAGTTCCTAAACCTAAATATTTAGTTCCTTCTAAAGCCACCCAAGAATGCAAAGCTCTGCAAGTTCCTAAGAAAGTATTAATATTTTCTTTTGCCCAACCGCCAAATTTTTCTGGTAAGCCTTTTCTAAATCTTACAAGATTAATATCAAACCAACCGCCTTCGTTACTATAATCAGTTCCTTCTCTGTTTACCCCTGGTTTGAATAATGTTTTTTGTAAACCCATTTTATATGTGTTCCCAGTTTTTACCCTCAAACATCAAAACTTCAGCTTCTCTTCTTCTTGTAAGACCAGCCAAAACTTTGCCTTTTGCCTTATTCCATCTTTTCATTTGCGCGGGAACTTCGTCATACTTTCCCTCATTTAAGACTCTAAGTATGCTAGATTTTTTTAAATT